GTTACTTTATCAAGGTTGAGTATATCTCCTTTAGCAATTTGGTGTATTGCTCCATACCATCCCCATTTCTTACTAAATTGAGTTCTGAGGTCAAAGCCATCATCTGATCCTTCTCCAAAGATTGAAGGAAAGTTTGTTGCAATCTGTTCTCTAAACGATAAAAAAAAAGCAGACAACCTAGAAAGATGTCAGCACCTAGACTCTGAAAGCCCATCCCATTATGCTTATCTGGATCATAGTTCTCTATCAGATATCTTCCAAACTTCTCCTGCTTGATAGGTCTATATAAAACACCTAGAACCTTCTCTGCTTGTTTGTAAGGATCTTTTAGATACTCCTCTAGGTCAATGTACTCTCCCATAGATATATCCTCTAGATGAGGATGAAAGCCATATTCTACTCCATTATGCTTAAAGGTCTTGATCAATGTAGGTTTCTCACTTAACACATTAGCAAGTTGAGTCCTGATCTCATCTAGATCATTCTTCTTCATACCCTCCTGCATCTGTGGAGTCAATCCACAAAATTGATATAATGCTATCTCATCTCCATTCTCCTCACTAGCCATGAGTATAAACCTCTTGTACTTCTCTAGAGATATGTCAGATAGATTCTCTGGAATCTCTATGCTAACGGATTGCGTATCTACCATAGTTCGGTTTGCTTAGTTTGTTATAAACTCCATATCTGATTGCATCAATGGCGTGGTTATATTTATCTATTGGCTTATTCAAAAGGTTACCATTCTTATCCTCTGCCCATCTGTAATTCTCCATCTCCTTCATGAGATTAGATCCTTTGATATGGATCTTATAGCGTTTAAGCATATCAATTCCTGCGTTAATACTATCCGCTCCCTTCGTTGTTGGTTTGATGTTATAGCCTATCCTATGCAGTTCCTCTATTGATTTAGGCTCTGCACTATCTCCAAAGATCTCATCATATCTCCCTATACCAACTTTCCCGAACTCATTAGCCAGATCTTGATTAGTAAGATTAGTAGAATAGATAAGTTCCTCAAAGTAAAGATTATCGCCATGCTGATAGCATCCCACAAGACTACTAGGATCATTCGTAAATCCAAAGTCCAAACCATAAGCCAAAAACTTAGCCGCCTGAGGTACTTCCTGAATCGTTGTAAATTGGAATACTTGTGCTCTGTTTGTTCCTCTCTCACCAAGTCCATAGACTCTCCAATAGTGTTCATCTGTTTCTTTTAGTCTTTCAATCTCCTGAATGATCGTAGGATCTAGGAATGGATTGTCCTTGTATGTCGTTTGGTAGAACTCTGCATCCTCTCTAGGTATCACCCTATCATAGATCCAGTGAAAAGTATCTGATGGATTATAATCTAGAATGATTCTCCCATTAGTCCTGAATACTATCTGCTGCCAATCCTCAAAGGTCAACTCATTAGCTTCATTCAGGAATGCTAGATCTCTCTTCCTACCTCTGATCTTCTGAGGTTGATCCATAGATATGAACTCAATCATATTGCCATTAAGCATATACTCTGAGTTAGACTTGTTGTGATTCTCCTCTCTATATATTTGAGCAGCCTTTATGATCTCAAAGAAGTCCCTCATGACAGATGAGCGAACCGCAGGGAATGTCTTTCTAGCTATTGTAATCGTCTTGCCTTCATTCTTATCACAATAATAGAAGATAATCCATAAGAGGATATTGTAGGTCTTTCCAGACCTTGTCCCTCCCTGCTCTACTATGATCTTCTTATCTGAGTTCTTTAAATGACCATAGACCTTATTGACTTGGATGTTACTCATCCACTTCTTCAATGGTGAAGGTTTTAATCCCCTCATGAGAGATCTCTTGTCTTTCTATGTAGCCTCGTTTCTTACCCTTTGTTTTAAGGTAGAAGATCGTGCTGCTAGGATTGCCATCCTTTATCTGCATATGTAAGTGAGTCTCAGCAAAGTCTATTGCTACATTCTCCACATCTTGAACTGCCTTCCTATACTCTGGATCTTTCTCAAGCCATAGATAGTGTGTAGTCCTTCCTACGCCTACCGATCTACAAGCAGATGTTACCACTCCTAGAGATTTCTCTAAGGCTTCTAGCATTGCTTTTTTATGTTGTTCAGTTTTGTCCATTACAGATTCAATTTAATAGTGAACTCATTAGCCTTTCTTTTAGCTGATGAGATCATACTTGGGTATAGCTTTATAAGCCTTTTGATCGCATCTCTTTCCATATCAATAGTCCTATAATCCTTGCACCCTCCCTCTGTTGTCCAATGCTCATTCTCCCAATGCAAATACCTTACTGCTAATATCCCTCCCTTATCTCTGATATGTCGTAAGCATATCTCATAATCTTCCTTCACCTTGAAATTAGGGTCAAACATATACTCTCTATCATTGATGATACCCATACATGAAGCAGTTACATAAGACCTTGTCAGGAATGGTTTGTAAGGGTATGTTCCTCTTGGTGAGGATTCAGTTCTTGTTCCCCAAATCTTATACCCTAATTGCTCCGTAAGATCAAAGAACTTCAAAAACTCCTCTGCCCAGAATCCCTCATCTCTTACCTCAATCTTCTTCGTCTTTCTTTCCTCTAATTTATTATATCCAACATTCTTCGCATCATCATCTAGGAACACAACCCACTTCTCATCCGTATTCTCTAGAATCCAATTCCTTGTATCTGTAATTCCCCTTACCTCTTTAGGCACACATACTATGTTCTTTACTAATCCCTTGTATTGGTGATACTCACTCTCTGGAATAAAGAATGTGCTGAGGTTAGGTAAGATCTTATTTGTCGTGGTGAGCCCTGCTCTTCCTTTACTTGGTACTGCTATCAGCATTGATTCTATCTTTTAAGTCTGACCATTCTAATACTCTCTCTAAGGATACTGCATCAAATCCTGATCCTTTCTTGTATCCTCCTCTTCTAACCATCTTTAATTGCAGAGTCTCTTTCAGATCCTCCCAGTCAACAGAATTAGGTTCAGCCATAATTAGTATGTATTCCTTTGGAGGTTCTACCTGAACACTCTGTGGCAATTCAATTTCTTCACCATCCTCCAACTCATCAACCTGATCATCTAGATTAGGAATCTCTAATCCCCAATCTTCAAGATCATTCAGATCCCATTCATTAGCTAGAAGATCCCAATCCCATTCACCAAAGCTAGAGTTATCCTTAATGATGAACTCCTTCTCTTGATCCTCTGTGAGATTCTCTGCTATGATAATAGGCACTTCTGTAAGTCCTGCCTCTGTACAAGCCTTCAATCTCATATTACCTCCTAGAACTACCATCTCCTGATTCACTACGATTGGTCTAAGATCTAACATCTCAGGAAACTCTCTGATGCTATTCACTAGCTTCTGGAACTTGTCTCCTTTTATATATCGTGGATTCTCCTTATTAGGGATTATATCCCTGATGTTTACTTTCTTCATAATTATATAACCCTTTAATACTCAACTAAATTACGCAAGAACTCCCTCTCATGGGGAGCAAGTTTGCCTCTATTATCCAACTGGATCATTATCTCTAGTAGCTTTATATAGTTCTTTCTGTTCATTAGCATTAGATCAGATCCTGCTTTGCTCATTTCTCCAGACGAAAAGAAAACCATTCAACCTGATAGTTATCCAAGTTCTCCTCTATGAATAACAGATGCCAACTCCATCTCTTGCCTTCTAACTTCAGAAAGTAGATAGCCCACCATCCCTTATCTATTTTGTTCCAACTGAATAAATCAATCTGTAACCAGTTCTTCATCTCTCATATCTTTAATTGATCCTCTTAATATAGCCATTTCCTCTAGAGATAGATCTAAGATCATATCTATTTTGTTCTGTATATCTGTCATCATTATCTCATCAGTATTGTCTAGAGCCTCCATAGGCTTTCTGATAAGCATCTCAATAGACTTCTCTAGGTTGTTCATCTGCTGCTTTACTCTCTGAGAGTATATAGCAGAACCTTTCATGATATCCATCTGCTCTAGAGTTACCTGATACAATGCCATCAGTTTTACTCCATTCTTAAATGCTTCAAACTCATTCATTCTCTATTCCGTTTTGATCCAGATCTCTCTGCATTAGTTCTAGTATTGTCATCTCTCTTTGGTGTTAAGAAGAGAGAGGTCAGGGCGTATTTAACCATAAAGTGTTTCCCTACAAGGGATTAGTTTAAGATAACCTGCCTCTCTCTTTCTATTCTTCTTTTCTATTTATCCATCTCACATACATCTTAGCTGCCCAAGAAATTCTCTGTTGTTTGTTTGGATATATCTTTCTTAGTCTAGCATTTGCAATGCGTAGGAATTGGTTCATCTTTTTCATATCAGTCTATTATGTATTCCCTTTAGCCACTCTATCTTATAAGGTACATCACCATGCTCTATGTGGCAAGGTCTACATACCGCCATTAAATTTTCTATAACATCCTTATCATTAGAACCTCCTGCACCTCTATTCTCTATATGATGAATATCAACTGCTCTAGATCCACAGATCTCACACCCTATGAAATCATCTAAGACATAACCGAAGTGGCTCATGTAGATCTTAGTATGCTTTTTCATAATGTTCCTTTAATGGTGTAGGTATCCAGATCCTGCCCCTTCACGAAGTATTCT